AACCCGGACACATTGCTTAGGTCGTCGCGATCCTTGGCCTCATCCAGAAACGCACGCAGGGCGTCGCGGCCCATGTGCTTGACGGTGATCTCGATGGCGGTGTCACCGCCACCCGGCACCGGGATGGTGACCGGGACAACGAATGTCGGATTCGGTTTCAGCTTCAGCATCACAGCCCCACGATGCGGATGTCATCGTTGCCAGAGGACGGCATGGCGCGGAGGTCGAAGCCGATCATGCGGCGACCGTCGCGATCTTCTTTTTTGGGATTGATGAGCTGCACCACCGGCATATGCACGAGCATCTTGTAGCCCGCCGTGGTGCCATGCACCAGGCCGAGGCTCTGTGTCGTGTTGGCTTTGACCGATGCCATGAAGCTGGCCTCGTTGGCGGCGGTCAGGTCGAATGTCACCCGGCCACTCACCTCGCGGTTGGTGATCTCGACGCTCTGCCCGCTGGCAGAGGCCGTGCCCAGCAAGTCGGTGAACTGCACGCTGTTGCCCAGGTCGATCTCAAGCCCGCCACTGACATACTCAATGCCGCCGCTGATCGCGCCTGCGGCATAAGTGCCGCCGAGAACGACAGCGCCGGTATTGGTGTCGGTGATAACGAGCGGGGCCTTCCATGCCGTGAGCGTGGGGGTCGCGTTGGTCGTGGCAGTGATGCCGCCATCCAGTCCCGTGAACTTGAACTTGAGCACGGGCCGCGAGCCGACCGTGAGGTCAAGCGAGAATGTGCCGCGTGCGCCCAGCAGCTTGTGCAGCGCCCCATCGTCGTAGTAGTAGAGAGTGGCCGATTTGAGCGCGCTGTAATCGGTCGCCAGCGTATGCTCGACGCGTGCGGGCGAGGTGAGAGCCGACCCGGCAGAAAAGCCACAGGCTTGCAGCAGGCCGTCCCATGCGGCGGCGGTTCCGGCGGTGCCGGAATGCTGGAACTCGACCGAAAACTCGATCTCAACATAGGCCGAGCCGACAAGCTGCTCGCTCGCCCCGAAATACGGTCGAATCTGTGCGCGGTCGATGTTGTTGGCGTTGAGCGGGTTGATGGAGAGGTCGGACACCAGCACCGCGTTGGCGGCCCCGGTCGGCGAGGCATCCTCGCCATAAGCGGCCTCGACCTTAGCGGTCAAAACGGAGTTGCGAACAAAGCGAGCCATGATTTAATCCTTTTTCTGTGGTTTCGAGGGCGCGGCGGGCGCAACCGGAATGTGCTGATGGGTGGCCTCGTCATACTCGAAGCCTTCGCGGGTCTGCTTCATAACCTAAGTCCTCATATTGATTGAGATATTCACCGTGACCCGAGTGAGGTCAAAGTCGTCAAAATCCCATCGAACATCATACCCGGGCTGCACCTGCACGGCGCTGCCGAGGCCAAGCGTGCGATCTGTCGTGAGCGCGGATATGGCCGCATCGAGCGTGGCGTCCGCCGCGTTGTCTGGCGTGTCGCCGCTGGCGAAGATGGTGACATCGACCGTCAGTGTGTGGTCGAGCGCACCCAGCACGATCTCGTTGACTTGCTCGGTGGCCGGCTCGATGGTGACCGCCGGGAGCGTGCCGACCGCAGCCTGGCGGCTGCGATAGACGCGACCGCCAGCAACATCGGCCGATGTCAGCGTGGTGGCGATTGCCGCGAGTACGCTTTCGCGCAGGCTCATCATTGCAGCCTCACCACGCTGATGCCGGTGCCGTCCGGCTCGATCTGGGCGACCTTGTACGATACGCCGTCGACAACAACGGCCTGGGCATGTGCCAGTCCTTCGATGTCGGACGATTTCATCGTGAGCGTCCGTTCGCCGGTTGCAACGCCCAGCGCGTTGACGAAGCCGTTATCAAACAGGCCACGAACAACGACATCGCCCGGCAGCGTGACGGCGACAGAGAACTCAGCCAGAAACACATCAAGCGTCTCGATCATCCTGCCGACCCTTCTTGGGCGTTGGCTTATCTGCCACCACGGCCCGGCCAAGACTGACCAGGGTGGCGGCATCCTCTGCCGACAGGCCTTGGCCCACCTCCGCCACCTCACCGCGAACGAAATCACGGTGGGCGGTAGAGCAGCTTTCGATGATGCGAATCGCGTCCATTTGATGCACCTATCAGGCGGTCAGGGCGTCTTTCATGGCAGCGAACGACACGGCATTACGCACCGCGACATCGAAGTCCTGGAAGGCACGCACGATGACCGCGCCGGTATCGCCGCTGGAATACGGGTCGACCTGCAATTCCAGGCCGCCCCACAGACCGATCAGCAGGTCGGCCCAGTTGCCGAACGCGATGGCGGAGCAGACGCCGGAGGCGGTGCCCTTGGTCAGGTTGGACGGGACGGCGTTGGTCATGTGGGCGGTGTACCCGTTCATCGAACCGTCCTTCTCCCAAACCGGCAGCTCGCCATAGGTGGCGTTCTTGAAGGTCTGCTTGAGCTTGCCGCGCACCTTGGCGTTGGACAAATAGGACAGGTTGCCGACTGCGGCATTCGCAACGGCCACCGAAGTCTCGAGGTCGATCATGTTGGCCCAGGTCGGTGCCGCACCGTTCGTACCGCCAGCAACGGAGCCGATGCCGGAGGTTGCCAAAATGCCGGTCGGCTGGTTGCTGGCCCCCGTACCGTTGATTGCCATGTTTTCGATGCCCAGGCCGATGGCGGAAGCCAGGTCGTTGCGCACCAGCGCCTCGATGTCCATGCTCGACTGCAACAACAAGCGGCGGCTGATCTGGGTTTTGGCCGCGCCGGTCTTCGGAGACATTGTCACTTGAGCAAAGGTTTGATCGCTACTGGTCACGCTGCCGGATTCTGCCAGCATGTAGAAGGTCGCGCCGCCCGACTGCTTCGGGATTGCAATATTGCCGACCAGATCCGACAGAACGCGCACGCCCATCTTGTTGAGCACCATCGCATTGCGCAGCATGTCGATGAAGTCGCCGCTGCGCATATCAGTGCCGACGGTGTGGCCGCCTGCCGAGGCGGTGCCCACGGTCAACTCACGCTTGAGCACATCGTTGGGCACCAGGATGCCCTTGATCTCGCGGCCCTGTTTTTCGGCGGCTGCACGGCTGGCCTCGAACTCGAACGCTGCGGCCTCGCGGGCGCGGCCATCGGTCGGATTGGCCAGCGCGTTCAAAGCGCGAACAACGCTGAACTTTTTAACCTCGGCGGCGCTCATGCCGATGTCGGCGGTGGGTTTGGGCTGCTTGTCAAGCAAGTCCATAACCTTGGAGCGCACGGCATCGATGCTTTCGCCGTTGCGAATGGCCTCGGACGCGATCTTGTCTGCGCCAAAGCGCTTAAATTGTTCGCCGATGGCCATGATGGTATCGACGCGGGTTTGTTCGGTTTTGCGATAGTCGGCAACGGCGGTAGCGCGTGCCTCTTCGATGGTGATTTCAGCCATGATGGATTCCTTTTGGGTGAGAGGTTCAATGGTTTCGATGATTTCGACGGTGCCGCCAGAATCGGCGGCGCGGCCTACGCCTACGGAGGCGTCGGCAGGCACAGGGGTGAGCGACAATTCCAGTGGCTCCCAATCGGTGACGAGATAGGTGTCGACCCCGGTGTCCTTGTTGGTTTCGATAAGTTTTGCCTCGTGGATCATGTAACCCACGGACACATTGCGGACAATGCCATCCTGCACATGGGCGAACACTTCGTCCGCGAGGGCGCTTTTCCCAAAGCGCACGGTGGCGCGACCTACCCGGTCGGCCCCGATCTCGACAGATTCAATAACGCCAATTTGTGAACGGATGGAATTGTCATGGTCAATCAGCAGGGGCGCGCCGCTGGTCAGGCGGCCCAGCCGGATGCTTGTGGGCGCGTGGTCGAGGATCTCGGTGCCCCACCAGCGGTCGTAGGGTGTCTCGCTGGAAAACGCCAGCGAGACAGTGCGGGATTCATGGTCAACGGCCTCGCGCGTGACTTGCATTGCGCGATACGCCTTGCTGCCGGGTTTGATAGATTTGCTCATGGGTGCAGTCTCCGTGTTATTTCGTCAAGTGTTAAGGCTTATCGGTTGACGCCAGATCTTGTTGGGTATCGTAGTCGATCAGGCTCACGCCCTTGGCCTTGGCCATAGCCTCGAACGCCGCGATGGCGTCTAGTACATCCTCGATGTCCTGCCCATTCTGGGCCGCGATCTGCTGCGGGCTGGCGATGCCCGACTTGACCGCCAGGCGCGCGGCCTCGATGTCTTTTTTCGGATCGACCCAAGACCACCGGCGGCCCTGCCATTCGTGTGCGGCGAACTTGTCGGCCTTCGTGATCGGCAGAACAGACCCGTTGGGCAGGGTGATGGCGCCGTTGAGCAGGGCCAGCGGCAGCCACTCGGCGTAGATCGGTTCCAGCATGGCCTCGATAAACCAGGCCTGAAGCGTAGTCCACTGGTCGCGCTCTTCGATCAAGCCTGCGCGGATGGACGAGTAATTTACGCCTTCGAGGTCGTTGGCCAGGCCGTTGTACGCCACATCAAGCCCTGCCGCGATGCCGCGCAGGTGCGATTTGACGAACTCGCCGAATTGCTGGTGCGGGTAGTCTGGATCGAACGACTTGAAGTCGTACCCGGCAGGCAAAACACCGAACTCGCCCGCCGACACCTCGGAGATGAACTCGCCCGCTTCCGTGTCGTTTGCGAGCTCCCGGCCCGTGCCGTCCGGCGTGACAAAAAAGCCCATCTTGGCAGCGCCGACGCGCGCGTTGACGATGGCGGCCTCTTCGTACCCCTTGAGGTTATGCAGGCGCAGCATGGCGCTGTGCGTCCATGGAACGCCCCGCGTCTGCTCGGCGCGCTCGGGCAGGTATATGTGCAGGATGTCGCGTGCATCGATACGCTCGGCCTGGCCCGCCAGTCTCATCCAGTAAGCAACCGGGCGCTGGTACACATCGATCTCAACGCCCATGACGATCGCGTTTTCGCCGTTGACCGAGGCGCGGTTTCTGTTCGTTTCCAGCCGGTTGATGTCGAGCGGCTGAAGCGCCAGGTTGGCAGCGTTATGGTTGCCGCGCAGGATGCGAATCAGCGCCTCGCCATCGCGCGCCACGCCGCTGATCGTCTGGCGGCAAAGGTCGCTGAAGGAGAGCCTGCCACTGATCTCGGCAGAGCCTCGACGGCACCACCGCGCCCATGCGGCCTCGATGGCGGCGTTTGCCAGAGCGTCCGGGCGTCCGTTATCCGAGGCGCGGGCCTGCAAGATGAACCCCGCAGGCCCCACCACATTGCGCGACACGATGCGCAGGAACTTTCGGACATAATCGTTGTTGTTCGCCAGATCGCGGCTTCGCGCGCGGAGCCGATCAAGGTCGGTGCGGAGGTCATCATCAATGCGATTTGCCGCGCCCTGCCAGCCTGCGACCAGGCGATTGATCTGTGCCGCATCGAAGCGGCGTGCGTGCGCCGCAGGTTTTTTACGCCAGAAATCAAAAAAACCCATCAGCGCAACCTCACCAAAACGCGATTCCCGGACGGCAGGCCTGCGGCCAATCGTTCGGCCTTCGCTTCGGAAGCGACCTCTCTTTCGAGTGCCTGAATATGGGCCTCGATCTCAGCCGCGTTTTTATATTTCATGCGCCGCCCGGCGATTTCGTACTCCGCGACATGGCCATTGCTGGCGATGTACGCCGCACGGGCCGCGCGGGCATCATCGAGCGCTTTTCTGGCGGTCGATCTCGCATCGTACCCGGCCGACATCGCCGCCAGGTTTGGCTTGATGACCATCGTGCCGCTGCCGATTGTGTACCGCACCCCAGCGCCATCCACGACATAGGACTGCCAGATATAAGTTCCTGCCGTCCATGCGACGGTAGTTGATGCGGGCTCATCAACAACATGGGTCGTACCGCTTGCCGTGGTGACGATGTCGATGTGGCCGGAGAGGTTGATCAGCCTGTATTTCAGCGTCCATTCGCCTGCCGGATAATCCGGCAGATCGCGCCGCCATGTGACGGTGTCGCCTGCGGCAATGGTGGTCGGTTCGGTGGTGGGTGTAGCCATGCCGCCGTTTTAATGGCGGGCGCGTCACCTGTTAAGGCAGGGCTGTTGACGCTTTATCGACGACATTATAAAAACATTTTATACGATATCGCTTGACAAACACGAACAATGTGCGT